ACCTTCCTAATTAGGCAACTCAGCACTATTAATATATTATAATAGTATTTAAAAACAATATAATAGTCTATATTACAGTTTGATACATTAGGTTCAGACTATACTTATTTATAATATGATTATCTCATATTAGGGTCATTTATATATTATTATGAATAATGTATACCATGACTTTCTAATTAAGGGATTAATTAATATAATTTTTTTATATATTAATTAATCATAAAGTAATTTATTAATTTATTTATTTATTAATTTATTTATAATATATATAAAAAATGTCTAGTAAACCAGATGGTTATGATAAATGGCGGTTTTCAATTATTGGTGGCTTTATTGTATTATTAATATTTAACAGTTATACTTTTAAAGTTACAAATAGCATTTTTGGAAATATATTAACCAAATCTAATTGCCCTACTTTATTTGGTTATGTATTACACACAATTGTTTATATTATATTTGTAAGATTATCTATGGGTATATAGTTAAAAAATTTATAAGAAAATTGTTAATTTGTTAATTTGTTAATTTAGTTGTTAATTTGCTTGTTAATTTATTATAATATATTATGTTATAATATATTATGATTAAACATAGGTTTTTTCAATTGTTAAAAAAAATAAACATTGAAATACTATTAATATTAGTATTAATAGTAGTATTAGTAGCATTATTGTTTTATAATAATGTTAACATGGAAAACATGACTATCAATATTTATGCTGATAGTAAAGGTTATAAAATAAATGAAGAAGAAGAAGAAGAAGAAGACACATCAAATGTAAAACCATATACTAAAAATAATGATGATGCATCTGATTATCCAAGTGAATTAGAAGAAGTAACTCCTAATATTCCAGAACTAACGTCAGGAGAAAATACAAGTAAGGGTAAAAAAGAAACTAAAGAAAAAACTGATGCTAAGAAAGAAACAGAAGATGCTACAGCAAAACGTACATCTAAATATATAGATACTTTCACTGAACCAATAACTGCAGAAACACCACCACCATAAACATTATAACAAACAAACAAACAAACAAACTAAAAATAAAACAAACTAAAAATAAAACAAACTAAAAATAAAACAAACCAAAAATAAAACAAACTAAAAATAAAACAAACAAACTAAAAATAAATATATTACTTATACATTTTACAAACTATATAATATTTTAAATTTTTACTTAAAGATTTAATCAGTTTTTAAACTAAATAAAATACATGTTATCAAACGATTGCATTAGTAACAATAATAATAAACTAACAATAAAGACTGTTCAAATTGCGCCATTTCGCGTATTAATGGCGGCATTGAAAGATATTTTGTTAGAAACAAACATTGTATTTACAAAACAAGGAATTAAAATTATTAATATGGATAAAACACATACAATATTGGTTCATCTATTTTTAAAAGCGGAAAATTTTGAATTTTACGAATGCAAAGAAGAAAAAATAATTGTAGGTGTAAATATACTCCATTTATTTAAATTAATCACCACAATAGATAACGACGACACACTAACAATTTATATAGAAAACGAGGATTACAATGAAGGTATTGTAACAGAATTAGGATTAAAATTTGAAAATGGAAATATAAAACAATCGAAAATTCAAAAGTTAAAATTAATAGAACCAGAACAAGACGAATTAGAAATTCCTGATGTGAAATTTTCATCTGTTATTAACATGCCTTCAAATGATTTTCAAAAAATAATTAGAGATTTAGCAGCTATTTCAGAAAAAATAGAAATAAAATCGGTCGAAGACGAATTAATTTTTAAATGTTCTGGACAATTTGCTAAAGCTGAAATTAGAAGAAGCGAAAACAACGCTAATATGCAAATATTAAATAAGCAACATAATAAAATTATACAAGGTGAATATTCTCTCAAAAATTTATTATATTTTATTAAATGCACCAATTTATGCAATCAAATAGAAATATATTTGGAAAATAATAGACCTCTTATTGTAAAATACAATGTTGCTTCATTAGGTGAAATTAAAATGTGCTTATCATCATTGCCTAGTTCTAATAATTAATTTTTTATGTATTTATTTATACAATTATATAATTATTTACAATTATATAATTATTTACAATTATATAATTATTTATATATTTATTTGTGTTGCTTAAATACACAAATTTGGTCTTCAATATTAAATATATTATGAATGCAAAACGGATCCTTATTTGATGACGTGTCAAAATTCTCAAAACAATCCTTTTTTTTCATCCAAATCTTAATTATACAGAAATTCTTCTTTGGACTAATAGATAACCCGTTAATATTAGTCATAATAGTTTCATCATTAATTAAAGTATTTCCTATAATTTTGTATAATAAAACTTTAAAAATTGTAACAATGTTTGTATTGCTTATTTTATAAGAAAAACATCCGCCATCAATATTGTCCTCGGTCTCCCATAATGGTAAAATATTGTCTTTCATGAAAAAAACCATGGTTTTCTTTATAATATTTTCATGTAAAGTTTCAATAAATAGTGTTATTTCTTTTAAATATGAAAATTTGGAAATAAGTTTATAACTTTCAAGGGTCCATGCATTATCATTTTGATAATGTATCCAACAAGTCCAATCATTATTTAATTTATTCATAAATATATTAATAATAAATAAAATGTTTTTAATATATGTTAAAATAGTTAATTATAGTATAGGTTTATAGCATTAGGTTTATAGCATTAGGTTTATAGCATTAGGTTTATAGCATTAGCTAGTTGATGTAGTTGATGTAGTTGTTGTTGTTGATGGTGTAGTTGATGCATAATTAGCTATAGTTGTGCAATCACCTGCTGCATTTCTCACTCTTCCGGGAGGACAAAGCTCATAACATACTAGTCCTGTTTTCGATTTATATGTTATAGGTGTTTCATTTACAGGACATGGTCTATTGTTTGCATATTTATTTACTGATGATATAACATTACTTGTGCTATTTGTTCCATAAGATGTTAAATTTTTATGATCATATTTTAGAGCATATTCACTGGTTTTTGATGCATCATTTGACGTATTCCATGCATTTTGCTCGGCTGCTGATAATTTTTTCCACATGGCTTCAATAGTTGCTTCTATTTCTAATGCACTAACTCGCGGATTTTTACTTTCTAATTCTCTCTTTACTGCGTCATACTTATTACGCTTAAATAAATCGTAGCCATCGACTTTATAAACAGTGCTGTATTTATTATTATAACTTGTATATTTATTAGGATTATTAATAGTATTAATATTAGTATTAGTATTTGGATTTGTTATTGATAGCGTTACATATGGATCTGTAACCCCCATAGCAGATTGCCTTGTTGCAATATAATTATTAAATAAACTATTGTTATTCATTATACTATTTGAAAATATAGTATGATATAATTGCGAATTATTCATATACCTGATAAATGAATATTCGCCAAAATAGTTTAATATTTTATCGGCTATGAAAAACTTTTTGGGGTTATTAGATAAATCATAAATAGACTCCGAATTAAAAGGCAGTTTGTATGTTTTATCAATGTCATCATAAAATTTATAACGTAATTGATCTCTATCAATTCGCTTTTCTTTCTCGTATTTATCATAATAATAGGCATACTTTTGCTGATTTAATTTCTCTGATGCTGTTAATTCAAGATATTCACCCGACAAATCTCTCGCGTTTTGTGTTCTGGACTGGATTTGTTTGTTTTTAGGATCAAGACCGAAAACTTGCAATAATAAGGTGGATATAATTGTCATCATAATAATTGGTATTAAAACAACAATCCATGCAATAACGACATATCCTAAATCGCACAATATATTAATTATTAATGTAAATACAAGCATAAATATAAATTTTAAAAAAGCCTCATTGATGCTATTATTATAAATATCTATAAATATTTGAATTAACGAAAACCCTATATAAATTAAAGCAGGCGCACAAATGCTTGTTAAAATCATTAAAATAATATATATTATATTATAATATATTATATATTATATATTAATACAAGAATTAATATTTGAATTTATATTTGAATTTATATTAGAAAACATATTATTTTTCTTGTAACAGTTGAATAATCGAATTATTTTTTTCATTCATGATTTTATAAACCTCTAATTGCCCCTCAATACCACTAATAATCTTATCCTTTTCTTCTAACATTTTCGCAAAATTTTGCAGTTGCTCTTGCTGCTTTTGAATAATTTGAACTATTTGCTCATTATTTAATACAATTTGTTGCCCGTTTTGATTTAACACAATTTGACCTTGACCACCGTTTTGTTGCATAGCCATACTTTTACGTTCTTCCTCAATTTCTTTAATTTGCTTTAATACATCAGGCTTATTTGACGGATCACCGGGTTGATAATTTTGTAATAGTCCATCTATTTTTTCCATATAAAATTGTCGCATGTCCTCGTCTTTAACAAATTCAGTTACGGTTCTTGTTGATGTTTTTTGATAATCGTTTTCACCTTGTTCCAATAATTTTTTCTTATCAAATGTATTGTGAATATGCGAAAATACTAAAATCGTTTTTTTGGGCTCTAATTGAACAAAAGGAACACTGTAATTCTTTAAAAACGCCTTTTCTTCCGCTAAAGATGCAGTGTCTTCATATCTATGGTCTTTTAATAACTCACGCTTGAAAGCAAATGTCCCGGCTGTTGCATGATTTGGACCATATGGACCAAATTGAAACATTTTTTGAATATGCTTGAACCATATATATATTTCACTCGCTCCTGCACATAATGCCGACGGGTGAGTTACTAACATATTTACCGCATGCGAAACGCGCTCGGGTGGATAATAATCATCGTCATCCATATACACAATTATATCGCCAATTGACTTATCATGCATAAGATTTCGCTTTTTTCCTAACGTCATTTTTCCATCATATTCATAATACTTTACTTGCGGAATATGAGAAACCAGATCCTTTATTTTATCTGTCCCATCATCAATAATAATCCATTCCATTCTATCTTTTGGATAGTTTTGATGCATAAAACATTTAATTGTATATTCCCAAAAAGGTCGCCTATTGAATGTAGGAGTGCATATACTTACAAAAGGTAGTTCTTTTTTGTCTCCGCTCTTTTTCTTTCCCATAATAATATAAATATAATAGTTCTTATTTTCTTATATTTATATTATATTTTATATTATATTATATCATATTTTGTATTATATATCATATTTTGTATTATATTATATATTATATTATATTATATTATATATTATATTATATTATAATATAAACTTTCTTACCATATTACATTACGATTTTAATGTTTTATATAAAATAAGGAGAGCAAGTAATCCGCCCAAAATTCCGGTTGTTACATTATTTAATTTACTAAGCGATGCCACCAATATTGTTACACAAAACAATATTGTTAATAAATTGCCATGACTTTTAATAATATCCAAAAATTCCACAGTATTGTATAATGGTATAAAAAACATGTTAAATAATAACGACACTGTTATGTAAAGAAATCCTACTGTAGCCGACATTAAACCAATACCAAGTGAAAATGCGATCATTATCATTATTGGAAAAATTAATAATATATCTAAAAATATATGACCAATTACTCTATAAAGCAGCCTTTTCTCTTTATATTCATAGGCCGAATAAAACATTCTCTTGTAGTCCATTAGCTTATAATAACTACGAGGAATATCACATTGTCTATAAAATTTTTCGAACGCCATAGATGGATACCACCATAAGAATAACATACCAACCACAGTACTTACAGAAAACGAAAATGCAGCAATCATTACTAAAACATATAATATGTAACCATTTGCCCCGTTTAATTCCGGTATATTTGCATAATTAGCTATAATATTAAACAAAATTCCCGTGAAACATAAAAACATAAAATTGCTTAATATTGGATTATGTTTAATAGTTTGTTGATACGTTATAGAAAGACGTTTCAATAATATTGAAATAAGTGATCTACTCAAAAGAACTGTATAGAGAAAAAATAATGCAAATGCTCTAAAAGGCATTCTTAATAATTCTGACTTAATATTATTATTAGCATAATCAATGAGATTATATGGAAAAGGTTTTTGTTTCAGCACTTCAACATCATGCACTGTGATGCATTTTGTTCCGTTTGCCGCATATTCTGCATATGTGCTCATAAATCCGGTCTTTTCTGGTCCACCACCTGTTAAAACATTGGTTGTTTTATTGCATTCCTGATAAGGATACGTACATAAATCAGTCGGAAACATGTAATCTATTACGCTGAGCCTTTTCCTATTAAAACAATTTGATTTATAGTAAATACAGTCTTTGCATTCGCCATATTTAAAAATGAATTCATAACACGCGCCAACAATTGCCGTTATAATTACTATAATAGCACTAACTACGATTAAAATTACAACATCGGATATTACTAAATTTCTTTTTCTAATTGGGGCAGAATGACATATTGAGCGCCGATTTGTTCCGCTTATGTCTGTTAAATCTATACCCATATCATAAAACTTATTGTCTTCTTTAATATCTGATGCAAAATAAGCACTGCACGGTTCATTTGATACGTCAACAACACAACAACCATTAGGTGCGTCGTTCATATTATTTGTAAAATGAAATGCACCACTACTACATAGAGGTATGTCGTCTGTATAAGTACTATCTAATATAGAAATCCCTCCCGTAATATTATTACATATATCTGATCTAGCAGGACACTTTCCTGATGTTTTTGGTAAAGTACCAAATATTGGATTATCGGAATATATAGGTTGATCCATAATATAATATTAATATAACATATTATAATATTTTGAAATTATTTAAACATAATATAACATATTTTTAAATTATTTTGAAATTATTATAACATATTTTGAAATTATTTTGAAATTATTATAACCTATATAAAATATATTTTGAAATTATTTAAACATATTAACTATTAAATAACTAGTATTAGCATGGGCGAAAATATTTATTGTTATAAATTTGATAATACGGATAAATATCTTGATTTTAGAGATGTATTAATTCTTCCTAAAAAATCAAAAATAAACAGTAGAAAAGATGTTGTTCTTGAGCGAACTATTGTTTTTCAAAATGGGGTGTCTTGGACAGGAATACCTATTATTGCTGCAAATATGACAACTATTGGAACATTGGATGTATATAAAGTATTAAGCACTTATAAAATTATTACATCGCTTCATAAATTTCATAAATTGCAAGATTTACTTGATTATAATAAAGAAAATAGTGATTTAAAATTAAATCCGGACTATTTTATGATTTCAACGGGTATAAGCGACGACGATTATAGCAATTTAAAAGTTATTTTAGATAATTTTGACTGTAAATTCATTTGTGTTGATGTAGCAAACGGCTACATTTCTAAATTTAAAGATTTTTGTAAATCATTAAGAAGCGACTATCCCGAAAAGGTTATTGTAGCGGGTAATGTATGTACAAGCGAAGGAATAGACTTATTAACTGAGTTAGAATTGGACATTATTAAAGTCGGTATTGGTGGAGGTAGTGCATGTACTACGCGAATTCAGACAGGAATAGGGATGCCGCAACTTAGTTGTGTGTTAGAATGTGTTCAAGCATGTAAAGAATATAATCGCATTAATTTTGAAATATACTATGAATATGATGAGCACAAATTAAAGAGGTCTTTTATTTTAAGTGATGGCGGCATTACTTGCCCAGGTGATCTAGCAAAGGCATACGGCGCAGGTGCTGATTTTGTAATGATTGGTGGAGCATTTGCAGGACATGATGAAAATCCAGGGCAAATTGTTAGCGATGAAAAGACGGGTGCTAAATATAAGTCGTTTTATGGTATGAGCTCGACTTATGCAATGAAAAATAATTATGCAGCAAATAATAATACTAATTATAGGAGCTCTGAAGGGCGCGAACTTAAAGTTCCTTATAAAGGCTCACTAAAAAGCAGTGTAGAAAATTATTTAGGAGGACTTAGAAGTGCATGCACTTATACAAATAGTGCTAATTTAGAAGAATTGGCAGACAATACAAAATTTATTATTGTAAATAATCAATACAATTCACACTTAGTAGATGGAAAAATTTGAATGTATATTTTTAATATTATTTGTTAGTATAAATTGCTATTTATTATTATTTAGAAACATAATAATAAATTTTATAAATATATTTATATTACTATATTATAGTATATACTAATAATATTATGAAACTTAGTAATAATAGCAGAAATTATATTAAAATAGTAATAATATTATTTATAATACTTACAAGTATTTATGTATTATATGTTTTTCATAACGATTATAGAATTATGGAAGGTCTTGCAAATGTAAAAGATTGCTCTAATTGCGCGATTAGACCAACGTCCGCAAATTGTGTTCCTTTATATGATATAAGTTATACTTATAGTCGAATTGGAACAAGCAATAAATGGAACTTAGACATTTCTAATGCAATAACTGATAAAGTTTTTTGCCAATGGGAACCCAAATGTACTTTTGACAATATAACGTCGCAAAATCAGCGCAATTCTCTCACAAATAGTAACATCGATCAAAGTATTTATGATGTACGATGCTGCTCAGGAAGCCCTTTTTACGATAATAGCAATATAAATTTCAATTATAACGCTATTATAGATAATATAAGCAATATAACAGATTGCTCGGCTATAACAAGTTATTTCCAACAAAATAGAGCAGGAATTATTGAGCTATCTTATAATGAAAGAGATTTAAATGCTGCCACACGAACATGTAATACTTTAGATCCAAATGGACGTTTATTTAATAAACGTGGTATGTTATTTTCAAAAATTGAAGCTAGCTTTAATATTTTTAGTGATCAAAAAAGTATGCCTTCTGACATTATAAATTATGTTTCATTTAGTAATTTAAGATGGTCATTAAAAAATCTGCCATCAGGCATAACAGGTGCAATGCTTAATGGTTATAATGAAGCAGAACTAAATGCTGCACTATTAACACTTACACAAATGAATGATGCTTTAACAGCAAAAGCAAGAACAGAAAATTTGCAAAGGCAATTAAACAGGTCAGATTTGACAAGTGCGCAAAATACTAGCTTTCTCTCTATTTTAACTAGGTTTGAAGATGCTTTTAAAGTTTTAGGCTTATTACAAGACAGTAGAAGATTTAATTATAAATTAGTTAATAATGACAAGCTGCCTAATCTTGACTATACACCATATAGTGGTAGCGCATTAAGCACTACTCAATATTTATTAAATTCAGAGCAGTTTTTTAATTGCATGGGTGAAATAAAAAATGATATTAGCTCCTCATTTACTAGCGCGCAATTAGCCGAGTTTAGCAATAATGATTATTTTGGAACTGCAGGCCGACCCGTTTCTTTAGGCGGGCTTGGCGAAGCTTCTTATAATGCTTTGGGGACTATGCAAACTACCGGATATCCAAGTAATAATGATTTAGAAATGGAATTACGAAGATTAGAAATAGTTCCATCCTCCGGAAATGCACCGGTTAGCGTAATAAGCTCTTATTTAAATGCGATCAATAGTTTTTACGATAAACAAATACGAAATTTGACAGGACCACGAGAGCACAGTTATAATCAACAATTAGTATTTGATAACAACAGTCTTGAAACAAAACAAGCTACCTTTTTCACATATAGCAAAGACACCAATAATGTTTATCCTTGTAGTCCAAGTGTTTTAGGTAATTCTAAATTTGAATATTGCGGTCCTGAAGCATATTATGAGAGCCCGCGTTTCTAACTATTTTATATTTAAATATTTTTTTTATATATTTAAATATTTATTATGGATAAGTATGTGGATAAGTATGTGGATAAGTATGTGGATAAGTATGTGGATAAGTATGTAGTCTATTTTGTATAGCTATGAAAAATAAAGGCTGCGCTTGCTCCTAATAATTGCGCAATTACAAATGCAATAAATTTGATAATGTCCATTTTGTTAGACAACAACATCATAAAACTTACTGCGGGATTAAAATTACCGCCTGATACTTTACCGCCAAAATAAATAACAGATGCAAGGGCAATACCAATTGCTAAAGGGTCGCCTGTTTTTAATATTACCCCTAAGAAAATAAAAGTGCCTATAAATTCCGTAAAAAATTCTAAAATCATACTTTATATATATTCATAAATTATTATAATTAGAATTAGAATTAGAATTAGAATTAGAATTAGAATTAGAATTAGAATTAGAATTAGAATTAGAATTAGAATTAGAATTAGAATAATTGTTTTACCATAAATAAACATGACTTAAAATTTTTGCATTATAATAACCGCGCGATTTTCTTTTTTCGAGTGCAATAGCTGCTCCTCGTTTTTTGGTTCCTGAATGTCTATTAAAATAGTTTTGCATGCGTTTGCGATTATTATGGTTTTTATGCGAATATAGTTTAAGAGGAGTTCTATCTTTATATTGTTCATAGTCCGAAGCACCAAAATGTATTTTGCGTATTTTTTTTGTTGCTCTATTTTGAATGTATGCAGTATATTTTTTACCACTAATTTTGCTTTTTTCAAATTTAATTAGCGTTTCTTTCATTTTTATATATATAATAAAGATATATAAAGATAATAAAATAAAATATATTTTATAACCCTATTTTATAGACCTATTTTATAGCCCTATTTTATAGCCCTATTATGCCTACGCATATACCTATAAAATATTTGCCTAAACGACTTAGTTTTAGAGACAGAAAACGGCAACTTAGACAGCTTAAGAGATCGCGAAATGCTTATAAGAAGCATATTTATATTACACGTAAAAAGGTTAAATCGTATAAATCCAAAAAATCAAAGCACATATTAAAAGCGGAAAAAATATATAAATTGGCTAATCTCTCTATAAATGCCAATCTCTCTAGAAAGACGGGGTGTTCTATAAATTCGCTACGCAAAATTGTGAAAAAAGGGCAAGGTGCGTATTATTCTTCTGGGTCAAGACCCAACCAAACGGCACATAGTTGGGGATTAGCCCGCCTAGCAAGCTCAATAAGTGGAGGAAAAGCGGCGGCTGTTGATTATAGCATATTAAAGTCCGGTTGCTCACATAATTCTAAGGCATTAAAATTGGCAAATCAAGCTAAGAAAAAGCATGGACTAGGCACTCGTAAGGTGCCTAAAATAATATTATAGTTAATTCTTTATATATGTTTTACTATATATAATTATGCTATATTAATTCGCCCATGTTAGCGCTGCCACATTAGCCCCGCAAGCCCATTTTGAAATACTAATAAATTATATTTTTCTTCTATAACATATAAATTATAATAATATTTATAAATATTTGTAGGATCTTTAGTAATACCAATTACTACCCCGGTTAGCGGGTCACATATAGTCGCAAAAGCAGCACTCGCATCTAACGGCGGATTACTATGATTATTATATTCAAATTCGATCGTTTTAAAAAAATTAGTATTAAATGCTCCATTAGGCTGCTGCTTAAACGGATCACTTGTTAACCCAAAATTATAACAATATAAACCCACCTTTGAACATGATCCGCTAGATTTACCATACTTTTCCAATTTACTAAATATTGCGCTGTCAAAATCATATTCTCTGTATTTACCATCACAAATTATAGCAAAGTTTTTCATTATTTCGCATTGATTGGTTTGCTCAGTTGCAGACGGACTGTTGCCAGTAATATAAATATTTCTTGAAATATCGGAGCTATAACTAAATAATGGACTATAATATTTATGATTAGTAACATATAATTTTTGTAAATCATTTGGGATCTTATTTTCATACAACCAATTTGTATAATTAGACCACTCATTGCGCTCTTTTACGTCGCTTCTTTGAAAATACCACATCCAATTTTTTATTAATCCGTTGGACTCCAACTTTATTTTACTTGACTTAATAACTTTCTCAAACGCGTATTCATTAACTTCACGAATTAAATAACTTTGACTGTTTTGTGCAAAATATATTCGCTCTTCTTCTCCTAAAAAACATTGCGTACATATTAAATGAATGTCACTGTTTATTCGTGACGTTAAATCTTGATAGCTATCAACATTTTTTACTATTTCACTTAGCGGCGGAGGATTAATAAACCTTTTAAATTGGTAATCTATTACGTTTTGGTTTGCTTGTATTTGCGGATAATTATTATATGGTATACTATTTCTTGGATTACTATATAATACGTCTTTTATTGTAAA